GTTCTGTGTCATTGTGTTCCCTGTTGAAGCGCGAGGCTTTGGCTGAGTTTCGAGACCTGTGCTTTTACGCACCTCCTTTGGCGGGAGAATCAAAGCTTGGGATGGTTGGCATCCTGTTTGATCTAACGCAAATGGAGACGTATAAGCGATTGAAGGGTGTTGCGGGGGTTATTTCGGGGTATTTTAGAGCAGGAAACATGCATTATGTTATTGACAATGATGATATGAAGGTGGACGGAGGCGTTCCATCTCACATGAGAAACATCATTCCAGTTCCGTCATGTTTGCTTGAGCAAATTTACCCGAGAGCGGCAGGCAAAGTGCGTGACCAGAAATTGTTACGCGAGCTGATGCGGCACAGCGAGCTTATTTGCCGTGAATCCCCTTTGGTCCCTAAATCCGTGATTGGAATCGTGAGTATGCGATTAGCCTTCTTGGCGATGGTTCACAACCGCCGCTTTGAAGAAGCTATGTACCAACATATTGTGCCTGGGAGCTTGTCTCTCAATAAGATGACCAAGGGGTTGTGGGCTGGGAACGGTCCAAACACTTGGTTGGACATCGTGCTTAAGACCATTAAATGGTCTTCGGTGTCTGCATGTTTGTATGTCCTTTTGCGACGGGTGTTGATTAGTAGGCTACTTAAGTCGTGGGCTGGCGAGCTCGCGACCAAACTTCCAACTCTACGCAAATTAATTGCACAGGCGATTGGTGCACGTGTTTCCAAGTTTGTTTCTTACATGAAGAACGACAAGGAGATAGGTGTGCCGTTTCTTGTTTCAGTAATGGCTGCTTTGTTGTTGTGGGTACGACAGGTGGGCTCTGGTGTCCCAACGGGAAATCTTTCACAATATGGTGGAACTGCTATGGCAGGACTGCAAGTGGTGGTGGAGGAGATTTCGAAAAGGAGACCCTGGCACATCGGATGGTTGATACCACTTGTCGAGAGTGTTAAGCACGGCTCAAAGTATCCCCCCACATTGCTGATGCATATTGTTTGCGGGCTCCTGCCACTTAGGTTGGGGGTCCTTGGTCATTTCGCGTTTAACTACTTGGCATATCGCCAGGGGACTTCATATCCCCTATTGCCGATTAAGGAGAACGATGAATGCGTTGATGAGTTTGAGCTTCGTAATAACGAACCAGTTGCTGGGAGTAACACGGTTCGTTTGCCTCTCGGGCATCCAATAATCGGCAGGCTTCCTTGTAATGAAGGGAAGCCGTGGTGTCACTATGTGGCACTAAGTGTCGAAGGGGTTCAAGTATCTGTTTTCCGCGCGTGCCTGTGTAATGAGCGCGCGGCTGTCATGAGCAGGGTGACAGCTAGGGAGGACAGTCCCAGCAAAATCTGGAGTTTATGGTTCTCCAGAGTCAGGAGAGTGGGTCACGTCACTCTTCCAGATCTTGATGAGTGGATCAAGCATTTGCCAACACGTGCGCG